ATAATGATCCAGTAAAAGTTTATCGTAAACTTTATGATGGTCTATATGAGGTACTCAAACCTGCATCAGTTCCCCAATTGGTTCTTATTCTAGCTAGATACCAATATCAATCAGCTTTTGTTGCCGACCATGAAATCAATATGATTGCTTGTTTGACCGAAATCATGGTAGATTGTGAGTTCAAATGATAAAAACAATATTTGGAAATTATCTCTTTGAAAAGAAAGATTTTGCGGATACATATGCAAAATATTTAGTTAAAGAATTTGAAAGTTTACCTAAGCATAAAATTGTTGTAAGGGAAGATACCGACCATGGATTTTTAACTAATGAAAAATTAAGTCTTGTTTCTGGAATATATGTCATTTATAAAAATGATATTTTAGTTTATATTGGTGAAACCCATCGTTGTATTCGACAAAGAATTGGAAGATTACTTGCTGGAATAAGAGGTACAGAAAGGCCAGATGAAAATCATTCAGCTGCATACAAATACATCGAATATTTTGGCCGAGATACAAGCGGTTTAAGCTTTAAATATATTCCAATAAATGTTGCAGAATTGGAATATGGTATTGAACTTCTTGATATTGAGAATAGTATTATTGAAAAAATGGAGCCCCTCTTTAATAAAGAAATTTATAAAAATTATCGTTTTCAAAAACAATTAAAAATTACTGATGTGTTGGGTGTTAATGGTGAAACGGTTGTACCATTATGACCAATCATACAAATATTCTAAAATTAGGTTTAGAAGGTGAAAAGGTTATTGTAGATATGCTTCGTCAATTAGACATTGATGTATATCATGTTTATGATGACAACCAGTATGACCGTGAAAAAGATATTCTTGTTGATGGTAAATACAAAGTTGAAGTTAAAACACAAGCACCTTTCGTAAAAGAAAATTCATTTAGTTTTTTACCAAATCAATTACCAAAGTGTACATCAGCAGATGTATTATATTTTGTTTCTGTTCCACATCCTACATGGCCTCATTTTTCTGACGGATGGATTTATAGAGCAGTACCAAATGAATTTAAATACAAGAATTGGAAAGATAGATGGGGTAAAGAAAGAATTTTAATTCCCATCGAACAAGAAGCTTTGATTCCTGTTACTAAGATGACAGATGAGAAATCAAAGGAGTTACAACTATTACTTTCCACAATGTATTGATATGGCAGACCTATTCAAAGAGGTTATACCCTCAATTCTAAAAACTAAAAAAAGTGTTTTGCAAGATGAATTTGATGTAAAGGAATACAAGAAGCAAGCATTTATGGTTAATCGTGCCTTGGCGTATCACATGGACTGTGTACTATATGCCAATGAGATGAACCTTCACTCCGACTTGGATGGAGATATGCAATATTCATATCTTCTAAATACCATAAGGTCTATGAAACGGGACTACCAACCGTGGCAGAAAGCATCGACCGATAAAGATATTGAATGCGTGAAGCAATATTTTGGCTATTCTAATGAAAGAGCCAAAGAAGTACTCCGTATTCTCAATGAAGAACAAATCGCTGAAATAAAAGTTAAAACAAATAAAGGCGGAGTGAACAATTAATGATTTCAATTATTGATTTAATTGAAGTTACATTGGGTGAAAAAGATGATTTTCTTAAAGTTCGTGAAACATTAACCCGTATCGGTGTAGCTTCCAAAAAAGACAGAATACTGTACCAATCTTGCCATATTCTACATAAGCAAGGTAAGTATTATATCGTACATTTCAAAGAACTCTTTGCTTTGGATGGTAAACCAACTGACATCTCCGAAAATGACTTATCTCGTAGGAATGCCATTGCCAAACTGTTATCTGATTGGGGACTGGTAAAGATTGTTAATACCAGACAGATTGAGGAACCTCCTCCTATCTTCCTATCACAGATTAAGATACTTTCACACAAAGAAAAAGACGATTGGGAACTAACTCCCAAATATAATATTGGTAAAAAACCAGGTGCCTATTGACAAACTAGTATAAATACTAGTATACTTATGGTGTGGTGCTCATCTGAGGCCACAGTTTTATATTGATTAACTCGCTTGAATTTAAGGAGAAACACATGACAAGCACAAATCTATTATTCCCACAATGGGCTTCACTATCCAAATCTTTGGATCCTTTCTCGGTTGGTTTTGAGGATGTACTAGACCAAATCCGTGAAGTATCTGAAACCGTAGCCAAAGCAACAACTACACCTGCTTATCCCCCATACAATATCCGTCAAGTAAAAGACAACAAGTATGTCATTGAAATGGCAGTTGCTGGCTTTACCAAAACTGATATTGAAGTTACTTTAGAAGGTAACAAATTGGTAATCAAAGGTGCCGTAGTTGATAGTTCCGATGATAAAGATAGTTATATCTACAAAGGTATTGCTAATCGTAATTTTAATCGTGCCTTTACTCTTGCCGACAAGGTAGAGATTAAAGATGCCGAAATTACTAATGGCATGCTTAAAGTTTGGTTGGAGAACATGGTAAAAGTTCAAGATGCGGTAAAGAAGATTACCGTAAAATCCAAGGATGAGTAATTGGTGGCCTGTATCCGATGAGGAATGGGAACAATTGAACTACCCAAACGGTAGATAATACAGGGGGCTCTTGACAGCCCCCTTCTTTTGAGTTATAATTATATCATGAAAAACTGGAACAAAACTAAACCCTCTCGACCTGGTTATACCACAACTGGTGGTAAAGCCGTTCTCAAAAAGGTTCGTTCAAAAACGAATCAAGACATCTATTATACCTACTCAAATTGGGCAACCAATGAGATTGAAGGTATCACTTTTATTCCTGTAGTCAAAACTATACCTACTGGTGAAACACAGGTGATCCATTATATGCGTAAAGATAATTTGGAGTATGTGAAATGAGTAAATTAATTGAACTTCAAACATTGGGTAATCCAAAATATTTGTTTGATCCAAGAAATAAGTATCACATAAACCTATTCAGATGTTTTTTGAGTGAAAAAAGGTGGGGTGCTCCTTGTCCATTTCTTTTAGAAGAACCATATCTAAACATACCTGATATGTTGAAGGACAAATATATTAAATCCCAATTGAGTATAGAATGAACTGGTTAAAATATTCTGGATGTAATATTACAATAAAGTTAAATCCGTTTCATTGGAGATTATCTTGTGCATACTTCAAAACAAATGAAGCGTGGGAACAAGATGCATTTATAATTGAATTGTTACCAATTACAATTCGTGTTTGGTTTGATGATGGTTCTTGGTAATGAAAGATAAGTTTATCCGTGCTTACATGGATGTGGCTCAAAGATTTTCTGAGTTATCTTCCGCCAAACGATTACAGGTTGGTGCCATTGTAGTTAAGGATGATAGAATTATTAGTATTGGTTACAATGGTATGCCAAGTGGTTGGGATAATAACTGTGAGGATTACATCCATTTATTAGACGATACCATAACTACTAAAACCAAACCTGAGGTGATTCATGCAGAGGCCAATGCCATCGCTAAGTTGGCCAAAGGCAACGAATCTGGAGATGGTTCCACTATGTTCCTGACCCATGCTCCTTGTATTGACTGTGCTAAACAGATGTATGCCATGGGTGTTAAGACGGTATATTACCGTGATTCCTACAAGTCCGATGAGGGCTTGACATTCCTAGAAAAATGTAGTATAATGGTATCTAAAGTTGAGAAGTAGTTTCACCAGGTGAAATTGATGTAGGTCATAAATAGCTTTGTATTGGGTCAACTTATTAAGGAGAGAGGTCCCAAATGCAGCTAAGTATAGTTGGTTGTCCCGATAAAAAGCACTTTCGGCCATACGTTAAAAGAGCCGCATTATTCTATGCGGAACAATTAATTTCACCAAAACTAAAAGAAAATATATATCTACGGATTAGATTCAATCCTAAGATTGAAGCTTATGGTTACGCTGAAATTTTAGAGTATAATGAAAGTCGTAAAGCAAGAGAGTTTCAAATTGAAATTCATCCTGGAATTGGTGCTGCTGAGATATTAAAAACCTTAGCACATGAAATGACCCACATTAAGCAATATGCTTATAATGAAACCAACGAAACATTAACTCGTTGGAAAGGGAAAAAAGTTGATTCTGATAGTATAGATTATTGGGTTCAACCTTGGGAAATAGAAGCATTTGGAACAGAAGTTGGACTGTTCAGTAAGTTTGCAATACAAGAAAAATTGTGGGAAGTATTCTTTGGCATTCAAAATCCGGACAGTCCTATTGTTCCGGAATCTCTAGGCTGGAAACCCACACAATAAGTTTACAATTAGGAGAGTATTATGAAAAAGAAAAATACTCCTCAACCACGAAACTACCTTGTCAAGTTGGCATTGTTTCGTAAAGCAGGAGTTCATCGTAAGAGTAACAAAGCAGTAAGGCGTGCTGAGAAGTCTAAAAAATTGTATCCTATTATGTGCATTAATTTGGGTTATTGTATATAATAGGATACAATGTGAAAGTGGCAGAGTGGTCCAATGCAAGGGACTGCAAATCCCTAAAGCCGTGAGTTCGAATCTCACCTTTCACTCCAAAATATACCAAAAAATATATTGACTTTGATGTACAAGTTGTGTATTATGTTTTATATGCGGTGTGTAATAGTACGATTTGAAATACCATTTTGAATTATCTGAGCATAGCAGACCACCGCTCCAAATTTCAGTTTAAAGGATAAAATATCATGGCAGCCAAAGGTTCAAACCAAAAAACTCGTAAAGCAAATCCTATGTTGACCAAAACTGGCAAGCCAAGATTAGGTCCTTTGAACATTGCTCAATTGACA